TTTTGGTACAAAGATGGATTATGATCTTACCAGTAGGGCTTGCGGTGATCTTAAAAGAGATTGTGAATTGGTTATTTCTAAAGCAAAACAGAATATTAGATGTCTACATGTCTACGTAGACTGCTCTAAGGACGAAAGAAGACTACTTGAAAAAGTTAAGGCTGGAAATACGCGCTTATTTTCAGCTGGTCCTACTAGGCTTTTAATTCCTGGTAGAATGTTTTTTGGAGCATTTATGAAGTGGCTTACTGCGAATTCGATTGAGAATGGCTGTGCACTTTCAGTTAATCCCTATAGTTCTGATTGGGATGGTATTGGTAGGCGCTTGGACCATTTCGGTAAAAATAAACAAAATATTGGAGCCGGAGATTTCAAGAACTTCGATATGAGTCAATGTAAGCAAATTCAGGAAGCTGTCTTATATATCATTAATAAATGGTATGATGATGGTGATGATAATAAAAGGGTTCGCTCTATTCTTTTTATGGAGATTACTCATAGTCTCCATTTGAATGGTGCCGATCTTTTTTACTGGGTTTCGGGACTGCCTTCTGGAGCTTGGATTACTGCTCATATCAATAATCTTTACAATCATCTTGGTTTCAGGATTTGTTGGGTTATATTAATTGGTAAAGCTATTGACTTTAATAAGAATGTTAAGTTGGTCACAACTGGTGATGACAATGTCAGATGTGTGTCGGATGATTATGTTGATAGGTTTACTGATAAAAATCTTCAAGTTGCATTTAAGAAGATTGGCCTTGAGTTTGGGCCTGAAAATAAAACTCAGTCTGAATTCGAATCTGGACTTAGAAATCTTAAAGAGGTTACATTTAACAAGCGTAGGTTTGTTTATGATAACGTCTTACAAAGATATATAGGTCCCTTAGATTTGGATGTAGTATTAGAAGTTCCAATGTGGTTGAAAGATGGAGCTTGTTCATTGGGAGATCTTGAGGCTAATTTAACGTTATGTCTTAACGAGCTTTCAATACATGATGAAGAAGTTTTCAATTATTGGAGCCCTAAAATACTATTTTATGTTGATACTGTTGTTGGATTAAAGAGACCCTTTAGTACACAATACTATGTTCTCAGGAGAGAAACGCTATTGAGAGGTAGTTGTTCTTTTCCTTGGGATGATCTTACGGATGATGAGGCATTTGTTGAAATTATACCCCAATCCTGGTTACGTACGCACATTAATGAATTTCATGATGGAAAATTGTGTGGATCGCTTGATATGGGAAGAGAGTGCCGTATTTACGGTTACTGCCAAGAAGCTCTGCCGGCAATCCCGGTAAATTCTAGGAATCATGGTCTGTCGAATACACTGGCGCGTGTATCGACTGAAAATAGCGCAACTGAACCAAAACATACAGAAAACCAAATGGCCCCTGTTGGTGAACAAGGTGGAGGCATTATTGTTGAGAGTCGTGAACAGATTAAGGATTTATTTCCTACAGATTCAACTACCCGGTCAACAGCCGAGGGAGATGTTGCGATATCAATGATTACTTCTGGAGTGTCTCTGCGCGATGATATTTTGCGCAGTGCTGATTCTGGAGTATTACAAGAGATTCGTAATTTTCTTGCTAAACCAGTTTATTTTAAGTCTGGAGTTATATCAACTACTGATTCTTTTGGTACTGATCTTTTTAATGCTGTTGTTCCTACTGACATATTACAATCCTACAATATTTGGGCTAATAAATTATCAGGAAATTATGCCTTTAGAGGAACCTTGGTATTAACATTACAAATTAATGCCAATCGTTTTCAACAAGGCAGGTATATTATGGCCTGGGTTCCAGATGGCGGTGGTAGAAAGAATATAGCAACTAATGCTTGGATAACAATGCATAGTGCTAGTTTGTGTCAGTTTACGCAGTTACCACATGTTGAATTTGATCTTAGTTGTGATACTGCAGCTGTCTTAGAGATACCTATGCTTAATTGTGTAGGGTATACACCATTGGCGTCTACGCCATTGAGTAGGTTTAAGAATGGTATGGTATTTATGAGACCATATGTTGCTTTGACTGCTCCTACTGGTTCAACTCAGGCGAATTATGCTTTGTACGCTCATTTTAAGGATGTTGAGTTTAAGATGCCTGTAGTTCCTCAGATGAGTGGTCGTGCTGTTACGAAGATTAGACGGCGTATTAATCCTGAAAGAGTCGAACAAGAAAATGATGATTTGGGACCAATTAGTGGTACGCTAGCTAAAATTTCTAGTGCTGCCACTCATCTTAGCGGTGTCCCACTCATTTCCTCTATCGCAGGGGAAGTTCGATGGGCAGCTGATATCGCTAGTAAAGTTGCATCATCTTTTGGATGGTCAAAACCGACAGATGAGTCTGCTTTTATGAAGATGTATAGAAATATAGTACCACGATTTAATAATTGTGATACTGTAGATACCAGTTCAAAGTTATCTGTTTTCAATTCCGCGAGGATTCAGGAGTTGTCAGGCTTTGGTGGTACGGATCTTGATGAACTGTCTATATCATATATTACCAGCATACAATCCTATTATAAATATATTCTCTTTCAAGAGAGTAATGTTATTGGTGATCTTATATATTACGAGAATATCACACCTCGTAATTTCGTTACAACGAGTGTTTATGGGACGTACAATATATATTTCCCAACTCCATTAGCGTGGATTGCAAATTTTTTTACTTTTTGGAGAGGAAGTATAAAGTTTACGTTTAAGTTCGTTAAAACTGAGTTTCATTCTGGTCGTCTTCTTGTGTGTTTTAATCCTTTTGACACAGACGCTACTAGTACTCCTGGTACTCCTACTATGTCTGATACATCATATATACACCGGGAAATAATCGATCTTCGTCTGGGCAGTGAGTTTACTATCACTGTTCCTTATATGTCTCTTACTCCTTATCGTAATACTATTGGAAATGATAATATGACTGGAATAATTTACATGTTCGTTCTCAATCCTCTTGTAGCTCCAGCGAGTGTTAGTACTCAAGTTGGTTGTGTTATAGAGGTTAGTGCAGGTTCTGATTTTGAAGTTGCTGTACCCAGGTCAATTTATGAAGAACCTGTTGCGGTGACTGTTCCGCAATCAGGCGCTAGAGATACATGTAAAATTGTTGACGATGATATTGGTAATTCCAGTGAAAATCAAACTTTAGCTTTTTCCAGTACTTGTATTGGAGAGCGAGTTTTGAGTATGAGAACCTTGTTAAAGAGATTCTCAAATTTAAGTTTGACTAGCCCAGGCACAGCTACGTCTTACTTTAATATTTTTCCTTATGCTCTTCCCGTGTCTTATCTAAATGTTTCAGGAGTTTACAATGTACCTGAGAGTGATAAGCCTGATATTTTTACACATCTCTCTTTAGCTTATGCTCTTGCTAGAGGGAGTGTTAGATTAAAAATCATCTTTACGAGTTCTACTGATGACATTTGGGCCAATGCCAAATATAATACCTTTACGAATAATGTCTCTACGGCTTATAGTTTGTCGAATCTTAAGTTTGTAGCGGCTCCTTATAGACCACCGGGTATTAGTTATGGCGAAAATTTTAGTATGACATATACTAAGATTACAGGTGCCATAGAGATTGAAGTTCCATATTATCATAAGATGTTTTGTCATCCTAATATGGATACTATCAATAATGACCAAGTCACTGCTACAGCTGTTGCCTATCAGGTATTAGGGTCAGCTCCTAGAGTGACTATTGAAGTGCAGACTAATCCTGCACCAACCTCCATTGCTGTGTTACGCGCTGGAGGTGAAGACTTTTCATTAGGTCTTTTTATATCAACACCTCCATATTATAACTGGAATGTTGATACGGGGTGAATGTTCACCCTTTCCGAGGTTTTACTGGTTTACCCCCAGGTTTTTCCCTCAACCTTTTCTTATACCTTACCCATTTGCGAATATTTTGCTATCTCACAAATAACTTCGTATGGCGCGTTTTTCAAAGAGTCGCGTAGCCCTAGACTAATTTATTAGTCCTGGGGAAACTTTTTATAGCAAAG